ATTTGAAGCTCGTGAGGGTCGATTGGAAAGTTCCAAGGATAGTTGCAATCCTAACTTTATCCTTGATAGACTGCAAAGTGTCGTCGCTTCTGAGGACGACCTCGGACAAGTTGCAGAATTCCCTGGACCGTAAAATGATTTCGCTGCAAGGATTTGTGCCGAAATCATCTTTTGCCAATCTTCGTTGAATGTATGTGCCATTTGTGTCCTTTTCTCTAGTATTTAGGGTATTAACATGATGTTTTGCTGATAATCCGTTGTAAATACCACGTTCTCCAGACTTTGAATCATAGAGGGAAAGCCACTCTCGCATGAAAGTTCCAACATCTGGTTTTTCTTTATAGTTAACAGAATTATTTGCTAAAGATCTTTGTTTATCTTTTTCCCACCATTGACCAGATTTTGCAAATCTCATTTCACGATCATTAAGATCAGAAAGACTAATAAGGGCAGACCTACGAACACCACCAACAACAACAATTTCAGCAGTTTTGCATACAATATCATGACATTCTATTGGTCTAAGTTTTCTCCCTACTGAACTCTTAAATGTATTTACTGTAAAATTAAATAGATCTATTAATGGTGCTGGGCCAGAGGCTCGTCCTCCGAAAGTTTTTAGTGGTGCACCAGCAAGGCGAACCTTACTAATATCCCATTTAGGAATATGCCCACCATATAATAATGAGATAAGCTCTTTGAAAGCTCTGGCCCAACCCAATTTGGAATCCGCTACAACTATTGTAGTATCAGTTTCATATAATTGATCTGGAACAACTGGAAGCATATTTGTATATGCCTCTTCTACTGAAAATCCGACACCTGTTCCATTCATCAAAACATAGAGTATTTCATCGAATGATCTTTGGGAATCTACCTTAACATAAGAACAATTATACCCTGAAACATTTTCTTTTTTCAAAGCAGGTCCAGCGGTCATTAAACATCTCATAGATGGCATAACATTCAGTTCTTTAACCGAATTTTCTAAGTCTACTCTTTCACCATTAGTTAATACATATCCACATGTTTCTTCTAAATGTTCCGTAAAAAAATCAAAGTATCGTTCAATTGTTTCGTACCATGTTTCTCTTCGCCCTTTGTCATAATCCCATCTTGCATATCTTGATAAATGAATAAATTGTTGGTATTCGGTAGGTAGCATTTTAATCCTCTTTTCCTAATTTTTCTAAAAATTCTTTTGTTTCTCGTTTTCCTAAATGAAATCCTTCATAATCAGCCATACACTGCGCTATTGCCGCTTTTGTATCTGCATATTCTAAAAGACTTTTAATAACATCCATTTCCTGTTCTGAAAATGTAACTGCATTTCTCACATAATGCTCAAATGCTTCACAACACAATGGAAAGTGTGGATATACCAAATGATACATTGCATTGGCATAATCTTGTATTTCTTGTTGAGCATGTTTTTCTGACCGTAAATTAACAACATGAAAGAAGTTGTGCAGATCTATCTTCCATATTACTTCAGTATAGTTCGACACAGGGAGCACTATTCTAGCAAGTTCCCTTGATAAATTCCAATCTATTAGGTTATGGTAGGCGGTAGTTGCTCCATCGAAAATACGAAACATTTCGAATTCGATTTCGCCTGTATTATTGCCTAACTCTCCTTCTTCTCTGCCTTGTTTATTTGTCGTTGATTGGGATTTAAGACTATCCCCTTTTGGAAAATAAAAGTCATCTGACATGACAGAGTACCGCCCAGAGTACTCGTTCAGGTTTGCCGTTCTATGACGGACTAACTGGCGCATAACAAAGATGGGTAATTTGATATGGAATTTGACTTCACACATCTCAAAGGGTGAGGTGTGTTTGTGTCTCATTAGGTATCGTATGAGGTTACGCGTCTGACTTACTTTTCTTGTTCCTTCTCCATAACTAATACGTGCGGCATCTTCAACTTCTTCATCACTGCCCATGATATCTATTAATTTCACAAATCCGTGTTCATGAATTTTTACTTCTTCAAAGGACATTTCTCCACTCTCTTGCTGCCCAATCCGCTTCCAATCCCTTCATAGTATTTTTATTTATCATTTCAAGAATTTCATCAGTTGACAGACCATTAATAACTAAATCATTAATATCTTTGAATTTTTTATCTTTAGGCCAAATAACAACAGACCATCCATCGCTTATGGCCTTCATCAATTTTTTAACAGTATGTTCATTTCTTGATTCATTGTCAAATATGAGTATACACTTCTCTTTATTAAATTTTGTTGACTGTAGGTCGCCTCCAGCAACCGCGAGACAATTTGGAAGGAACATAGAATCAATTGGACCTTCTACAATATATGTATATTCCTCCGATTTCCACCGATCCAATCCATAAACTTTAGTACTATCTTCAGTAACTTTAATGGTAATATATCGGAGTTCATGATTACCTAAAGCTCTTCCCTGGCCAGCAATTAGTTTTCCTTCTGTATCATAAAAAGGAATAACCATTCTTGGTTCTTCTCTACCTAAATTAGAATAATCGATTTCGGATACTGACATTGCCCACCCCCTAAAGTCTTCTGCATAGAAAACTTTATCTAAGAAATCGTTAGGCATCTTTCTACCTTCATAAAACAATCGGGCATGATGATCACATGGGAGAGTGCCTATGGATGGTAAATCAATAGTAGTTGGTTTGGGTTTGAATTTTGGTGGTTTAAATTTAAATTCTGGTTCCTTTGTTTTACCACGACCAGTTTGTCCCTGGCTATACCGTTCTAATACATATTGTCCGTGTAAATGAGGATCAAGTTGTTTTATGAAATTTCCAAGGGACGCACCATATCCACAATTATGACATTTCACATACAAGTCTTGCAACTTTGCATAAATGTATAATCGTTTCTTGGCTTTATTTTTTTGGGAATCTCCACAGATAGGACATCGTGAATTCCAGAGATTGGGTCTGACCTGTTTGAATCTGTCAAGGCGAGGTGAGATTAATCCCACATATTTTTGATCTGTATATAAACTCATACTATATTATAACACGGAATTTCAATTTGTCAAGTTATCGTGCTTTACTCTCTAATTCGTGTGCAATCCATGCTTTTGCGAGTGGACTTGATGGTGGGCGTTTTATAAGTTTACCTATTTCAACAAATGATTTTCTAAATACATCTTCCCCCGCTCTATTGTTTATTATCTCAACATATCTTCCAGGAAACAGATTAGCAATTTGGTCTTTGACTTTTTGTACTTCTTCCCATGTGGATCTTACTGTTTCATCTTTCAATCTACGTCTTCTTCCTGCATTCTGTTGAAGGGCTATATCAAGAGAAGTATTAACGAATATCAAATAAGTACTATATCCAACTTTTTCAAGTGCTTGTTTTTGTATGGAAAGTTTAGATGGATTTTTAGCAGTTCCATCGATGATTAATCCTAGTCTACCGTTAATCCACAACTGTTCTCTTTTCTTAGTTATTGTTTTTGCTTTCTTCCGAATTCTTTCTTTTTCCATTGTTTCATCATCAGAGTACTTGGTAAAATCAGAATGCATTCCAGCTTTCATTAATCCTAATTCTAATTGTTCATCAGAATTTACCACTTTTAGTCCATATGGACCGGTTTTACCAGGTTTAATTTTTTTCATTGATGCATGCCACTCAAATTTACCAGCAGCAGAACCTGTTGCTTTTTCTGCAGAATATGACTTACCAGAACCAGCACCACCCGCAAGAAAAAACGCTTTAAAAATACCAGGGTCGTATACACCTTCTATAAGTGTTTGTTTAAATTCTTCAAATCTCATATTTCCGACCTTGTAACTGTTAGTATTTTGGCTTTATGTGCTTCTAAAATTGCAACTCTTCCGGGCCATTTTATATACTCTTTAGTATCTCCATCCTTCTGAAGATTTGCAATTAATGGAAGAATTAATTTCTCAACAGCTAACATACGTGCCTTGAATGTCTTGTTCAAGTCTTTCTTTCTCTCTTCAATTTCCTTGACTATAGCACTCATGTCCGTAGAAGACTTTTGAAGACTCTGTATGGCCTCTAGTTGTTCCATTTTTAGAATCTTTTCGATCTTTGGATCTAATGCTTCAATTTTTTCTATAAGTGGTGTTAAGTCTATAGGTTCAGCCGTTACAGTCTGTATTTGAGATTCGGTCAAGGCATCTAGTTTACCAGACGATTGTTCTAACAAGGTTTCAAGACTTTCTAATCTAAGAATCTTATCAATCTTTGGTGACATATCAATTAAAAATTTCATTATCTCATCTTGTTTACCAACCACTTCACCAGATTTTTTAGAAGTTGCTGAAGTAGCTTCTGTAGCATCATTTAGCTGTGAAAGAATGTCTGCTGTTGTTTGTGCTCGTTCTTCATCACGTTCTAATACTAGAATTTCATCAACTTTAGTTGAGATAGCACCTAATTTATCCTCAAATCCTTGCGCTTGTTCTGATGTAGTCCATCCTTCTTTCTCAGACGATACCTGAGAAGCAAGATGGGCCATAATCTGTTCTATTTTTGAGTCCATTGAAGCTAATGCTTCAGGACTAGCAGACCCCCCACCTCCTGTGTTTTCTCCATCTGTATTGTCTCTTTCGTATTCATCTGCCGTTACGGCACTAAATCCAAAATCAACAATTGGTTCTTCTTCTGCCATTATTTTCTCCTATATTTTTTCTTTTAAAATATCTACATATTCTTGTATGGAATGATCTAAACCATCAGTTTCCATAATATTTCCTTCTTCATGCGCCTCATCCCAATTCAATGTTTCAGGGTCTATGTGTATTCCTGAATGAACGTAAGGGTAAGGAGGAAGATAATGCACAGGATCGCTCCTAAGAGCCACCCTCCAATGATTGGGTTCATTATAAAGAAATGTAGTAGTGACTTTTGGTGATCCGTAAGTGAAAATTTGAACATTCTTGTCTCTCTTGTTTAACCACATTCCAACTATCTGAGCCATCGCACCACCCAAAGAATGTCCTGTGAGATATACTGTTTTATCTAAAGTATGGTTATTATCAATGTCCTGCATAACTGTAGTCGCCGCATCCATGAATCCTTTATGAAGATAAAGATCCAAAATGTCATCTTTTATAAATCTTATATCAATATCTGTTAATACATTTTTCGCATTTGCTGTTCCCCTGAAAACGAGAATTGTAATGCCTTCACTACGAATAAGATTATAAGAAAATTGGTCATCTTCAAGTTCTTCACCATCTTCATAAACTTCCTTACAATATTCTGCCATTTCAATGAGGGTTTCTAATTTTACTGGTAATGTGTCTCTATTTCCCTCTTTTCCACCTGTTTCTAAAAATTCATTTGTAGCAGCACATCCACTAAGAATTAGAGCCACTACCATTACGATTATGAATTTCCACTTCATCTTTTTTTCTCCATGCTGTTGCACCTAGTATAGCTCCGAATGATATATGAAACATTGCTCCAGCCTGTAATGTTAATGGCATCCATCTACTTGTGTTCATTTTTATTTCATCACTCTCCATAGCCATGCCTATGTTCCACATCAAAGGAGCAATGAAAAAATCAACCAGACAGATAAACAAATATACTAATGCTGCCCAATCTCTCCAATGTCTGTTAATTGTTTTGTTTATATCCATAAGTATTTATTGTGTATCTCATCGCTCTGGATAATATGGTTGTCTTGATGAAGGACCTGCTGCGAATCTAATTCTCATATCCGTCATTTGTTTTTCCAATTCATCTAATTTGGTATATCCATCTGCAATATCTTTATTGATTTGCGGTATCTCTGATTCTTCTACACGATGAAGTACTTTGTCCATATCCATAACCGTTACAAATAACCAGGTGATACTTCCAATCAATGCTGCAGTAACAATAGGTAATGCTGCCTTGAATAAAGAATGTTCTGCAATTGCTTGCATAGACTGTACCGGCATATTAATCTCCCTTTTTGTCTTTGTCTTCTTCCGCTCCTCCAATTATTTTATCAAGCCTTTTAAATACTTGAGTTTCTAAATGAGGTAATAATCTAATACCACTATAACCAATAAAAAATGCTATTGCGAGTGCTGTATATACTCCAAATTCAAATTGTTCCATCAATGCTGGAATAAAAAATTCTGCCGCGATCCATCCTACAATAGCTGCTATTGCAAGGTTCTTTGCTTCTTTTATCCATCCAAGCCATGTATGAACTAATCCATTAGTCAATCCTCCCATTGTCGATGCAAATACACAACACCATTTGGCTCCGAAAATTGCTAGTAAAGTTTCCATTTATTTCTCTCCTTATCTGTAACCTATTTCTTTTAATTGTTTAATTGTATTACTGGCACTTGTATGATGGACTCCTATTCCGCGTGCTTTTCTAAATTCTTGTACATTTCCCAAGTGATCATCTATTAGTAAATTGGGTCTGTGATCTCGACCATCCATCGCAAAATTTGCCTTATTTTTTCTTTGTACCCGAAACATTCTATCTTCTGAGACACCGAACCACCTTTTCATCCATCGAGCTTTATCTATTGCAGAACGTGCTGCAATTGGACCTCTAGAATCTCTTGGTATAGCGGTCAAAATGAATGGTTCAAATTTTCCAATAAACCCCCAGAGCTTTGTAGCATCTTTCATGGGCGGTAATTTTAAGAAAAAATCTTCGGGTAATTCATCCCATCTGGCATCGGAGAATTTTCCCCCGATCATATCTTTTACACCCTTATCAAAATCCGCCAATACTCCATCCATGTCACAGTATATTTGTGGTGAATCAAATTCTAGTAAAGTTTTCATTTTTGTTTTCCTTGTAAAAATATACTGTAAATTCTTCCTCACCTGAAAAATATCCATCCACAATTTCTATTTTCCTGTGATCATATTCTTTCAATTTTGTTTCTACTTCTTCTGGTATATAACATTCATAGCTTTTATTTTCGTATGGATGTGTTAACATATTGAATACTATACCTTTCTCAGCACGTTTTATCATGTTGTGTATAATCCACCATGCATGTGATTCTTGTATACCAATATTAAATACTCCTGATGCCACAACCCAATCATGTTTAGAATCGTCAAGGTCTTCTATTGTTCCCCATTTTGCATCAATTCCTTCATCAATTAATTTAATAGCTTCTTTATTGGGATCTATTCCAAAATATTTACCATTCCATCCTTGATTTTTCAGAAAGTAGTAAAAATGTGCTACTCCACATCCGACATCTAGTACTGAATCAGATTCTTGAATTCCAACTTCATATAATATTTCATTACGAATCAGAGCATTTTTACTCCCGTCCAGCCATCCCACAACTTCCGGTTGATTTTTATTGTATTCTTTTACATAATTAGAATATATCGAATCAATTAATATAGCTGTCTCTTTTCTGGTTTCATTTAATGGAATCTGGTCGCTTATGTAATCTTTAAATGTTTTCATCTAACTATTCCATTTTTCTTTCTATAATCAGCAATTGCTCCCTTAATAGCATCTTCCGCCAATACAGAGCAATGAATCTTGACAGGGGGAAGAGACAATTCTTCCACGATGACTGTATTTTGAATCGCATATGCATCATCCAATGATTTGCCTTTAATCCATTCAGTTGCCAACGAAGAACTTGCAATTGCACTTCCACAACCAAAAGTCTTAAATTTGGCATCGACAATCTTTTCATTTTCTACCTTTATTTGAAGTTTCATTACATCACCACATTCTGGGGCACCCACAAGCCCAGTTCCAATGCTTGGATCATTTTTATCAAAACTTCCAATATTTTTGGGGTTTTCAAAATGCGCCACGACTTTATCTGAATATGCCATTTTATTTCCATCCTAAATGTTGTTTACCATCTGCGGGAATATCCTTTATCGGTGTGAAACTTTCGCCACATCCACAGACATGTTCATATTTAAGTCTTTTAAATATAAACCCTTGTTCTACTAAATTGCCTATTTTATAGTCTACTTCTACATCTCCAATTATATCATTAAGTATGTATCCATCTACTACTAATTTAACATCATTCTGTATAAAAACTAAATCTTCTGGTTTAACTTTATCTTCAACATCTAAACTATATTTCCATCCAGAACATCCACCTGAATTTGCTCCTACTCGTAAATAGGAATTTTCGATGTCTTTATTTTCGTCTTCAATCATTTCCTTAAAAACGTTTGCAGCCTTTTCAGAAATTTTAAGTTCACATCCAGCTTGGTATGTGTCCATTTTCTTCCTTATGTTCATGCATGAATGAAGTCCTACAGCCACAAGAACCCTTTGCTGAAGGATTATTAAATTTTAGTCCGCGGTCATTTAAATTATCTGACCAATCAATTTCTGTGTCTTTAATATACAAATGACTTTTCTTGTCTACTAAAATACCTAATCCAAATGATTCAAATTCCAAATCAAATTTTCCTTTATAGCTTTCAAAATCTACTGTATAAGTAAATCCTGAACATCCACCACCCTTAACACCAACTCTTACTACTGTATCATTAGAAACTTCTTGTTCTTTCATAATACTAAGTACTTTATTGGCGGCCTTTTCTGTAAATGAGATCAAGCCTGTACCTTCCGGACCATTACTCTTCGTAATTCATTATATAACAAAGGAGTATTGAACATTGTATCTACTAACTGCATGGAATATTCTCTGAGCAGACCAAATTCCTTCAAGGAAAGTTTTTGACCTGCATCAAATTTTCTTTGCAATATTTTAATCCTTTGTATTTCCAAAGGTTCCATTACATTGCCATCACGTAATAATCTCACTAATTTTTCTGATTCAATTGCCATTTATCCTCTTTTAAAAAATTGTATTTCACGTTCTTGTTTCGCAACCCATTCATCGGGGGGTTTTCCTTTACCATCATAATATCGTAATGGTTTTCCATCTTTCTTTGATACCAGTGCCCATTTACCATCTACCTTTTTAAGAACCTCATAAACCGTTCTTGTACTTCCTTTAAGTCTACTTTTTTCTGCCCTACCTCTATTAATACTTTGATCTACCATTCCAACTATTTTACCATCCTTATGTGATGCATCTTTTCCATCACGATTACCATACGTTCCCTTTTCTCGATTATACCGATTCAATTCTGATCTGTATTTCTTCATCTTTTTGGATGATTGAAACTTCTTATATTCATCTTTGTAGTCTCGTTCTTCTTCTACTATGGCAACTGAATCTCCTTTCTTCCCCGTCCGATTGGCAAGGGACACATGATACACTCTCTTTGGATTCGGTACATTCCCCAAAATATCTTTAACATATTGTTTTATTTCTTTCTGTTGTTTTATTCTGACGTACCAGGAAGTGCTCTTTCCTTGCGTAATCTTTTGTATCGAATCTTCAAAATCAATTCTAAAATCTGGTTCTGGAATAGGTAATTGAATCCTATTTTTTTCTTTCTTCCACCAGGGTCCAGAAGCGAGTGTAATGTGTAAATCTTTTCCTGAAAGTAATACGGAATCTGGATCACTTATTTTCTTTTGTAATTTCTGTGCTGAAGCCAAAACGGACCCAGTAAGTGATAATTTTAGAACACTTTCGACCTTAATTTCTTCGTTGTATTCTTCAAATGTTCTCACGCTTCCCTTTGTATTGCTTTCAATAATTTTTCTTTATCTTGGTTTCCTTTACGGATAGAATATTCCAATGCCCAGTTCAATACTTTTCCAACTTTCGGTCCCTTGATTCCCAGACCCAATATATCTCTTCCATCAATCGGTAGTTCTTTCCTATTCGTAGGTTTCCCCTTCCTTTTCATATCCCTGAATAGACCGGCGATAGTTTGAGATCTTACGGTTTGTAAATACCCATCTATACTATCTATGACATAAGGGATTAAATTCTCTACCCATTTTACCACTGCAAATTCATTCTTACTAGAAGGTTGAATTTTCTTGTTGGTCATTACTCTCACAATTTCGTCTATAGATTCTGCATCATTATTGGAAACCTTCATTACTTTCCGTGCTGCAGTACCAGCTTGACTTCCTAACTCCTTAAGCATTACTGCTAGGAAAGCTGGGAAATTTGCCTTCGGTATCTTGTCTACGACAGAAGAAACTTTTCTAACTTGGGGAAAAAGAAATTTCATTAATCCCAGTTCGATCATCAATTTAATTCCATAACTTGGTTTGGTACTCTTGGTAAATAACTTCACAAATTCCTCATGAAACCGTTCCGCCGAAACCGTCTTTATCAACTTGGCATTATTCTTAATTTCTTTGTACGTTTTTGGTTCAATCTTGAAATTGAATCTTGATGCAAATTGTACGGCTCTCAGCATTCTTAACGGATCATCTTGAAATGCCTGAGGATTAATCATTCTGACAACTCTGTTCTCTATGTCTAGTTTTCCGCGTCCACCCATATCATGAACTTCACCTGTTTCAACATCCTTTGCAATTGCATTCATCCAGAAATCTCTACGGAGTTGGTCTTGCTCTAAAGAAATTCCTTTCCCTAATTTAATCTCAAAATCCTTGTGACCTTTTCCTGTACTCTTTTCATCAATTCTTGGTACTGAAATGTCAATCTCTTCGGAAGTACCTTCGGGTTTAAACTTGAGTACCCCAAAAGATTTTCCGACAAGATTGACCTTCCCAAATCGTTCAATAATTTTTCCAAGTTTTTTGAGATCGATTCCAACTATGAGTAGGTCTAAATCTTTGGAAATCTTTCCCAACATCTCATCACGTACCACACCGCCGATCTGGTAAATCTTTCCACCCCTGTCAATAATAGCACTTCGTACATCAGGTGAGAGTGCTTTGTCTAATGCCTCTTCATTCAAGAATTTTCTAAAGGGTTTCATTTTTTATTGACCAAAATTATTAACTCTTTTTGCGATTTCATTTGTGCATTTTTCCATATAGTCTTTATGTATTTCAATTCATCATCACCCTCGGAGCCCCAATCTGTTCTTCCAAATGCTTCCCATTTTTCTAAAACCACATATACATTCTTAATTGATATTTGATTTACTACACTCTCATTATAAAAATGTTTCTTATTTAAACTTACATTCATTGCTCTTCCATATTTTCTCAATTCATCCCGTGCTCTTTTATTTTTCGTGAGAATGGTTTCGCAATTATCAATATACTCTTTAATGAATTGTCCCTTTTCTTTTTGAGACAATGTTTGACCCAATTTATTAAATGCTATTCCAGCTTTTCTTGAATCTCTTGAATAAGGTTCTTTACTATATTTCTCATATATCTTCTTCACCATAAATTCCAAATGACGATACATATTAGGAAAAAGTTCCTTTGTAATACTAATTCCTCTTCTCCCACCTTCTAATCGTTCAGACCATGCATCTTGATCCATAGATACCAATTCTGTCCCTTCCAATTCAACTACAAAACCTCCACCAGTTTCAATTCCCTCAAAAGGCTGATGGTCTGATGGTTCTATTTCCGTCATTACTGAAATAGAAGATTTCTTTCCTTGTAGTTTTATTAATCCTTTCAATCCTGACAGATCAGTAACGTGCCATGCTTTAATTCGTTCAAGTGTACCGAATGCTCTCTTTAAAGCAGTTGGTGATAAAATCAATGCTGGAGTGTCTGCATTAGTAAAGATCATGTCTTTAGTATTAAATCCGGCTTGAGCTTCGTGTAGATATCCTTTAAAAGTTTTCATTTATCTTCTAATTGATAATTAAACGCCATCATTCCTTTTGGTTGTCCCTTGCTCGGAAGCATCTTTCTAAGCCATACATGAATCATCATACTTCCAGATGGTGAAGGAAATTTGAATGCTGGTTTACCCTTCTTGATTGTATAATCATCAGTTGCATTAACTGGAAATATTGCCAACTTTCTCTTCTTTATTTCTTTGACAACAAATGCATCCATTTTTTTATCGGATGCATTAAATGAATAAACTTCTTTGAACCGTGAAAATGTTTTCATTTTAATCCTTTATAAATATACTTATTGCTGTAGCAACAATTGTTCCAACAACACCACCAACAACAATAATCATGCCCATTAATTTGGATTTGTATTGATCAAGCGCATCTAAGCGCTTCTCAATTTCATTATGATCGTCAATTAATTTATCGTGGAGTGAACCGATTCTGGTATGTAAAAGCTTAAGTTCATCTCTTATCGCATTATCATGCGCAAGATGATCTTGTTGGCGGGTGTTTAATGTTTTTATTTGTACTGTAAGTTCTATTAAGCTATCTGTAGTTTTCTCTAATTTTCGAAGAAGTGCATCCACTTGTCTACCTCTAACTTCGACCTCATTCTTTAACAGACCGACTTCGAGCTTGACAGTTTGAAGCTCTTCTTCAGGCATGGTTTTGTCTACCTTATTTTTAATTTGTTATCGTTTGTTTCCATATTTAAGATACAGCATTGCACCACTTTCTGAATTTTTTAAAATAATGGGCAGTTTAGGATTTGTCCTCCCATACAAACGAATAGCTTCTCCAACATCATCGTTCCCCACGTATTTCTCATATCTTGCGTATCTGGCCTTTCCTAAGCGTGAATCATGAAATCTTTGACCAGAAACAACGAATACTTTGTTTCCACCAAATTCTTCAGTTTTTACTTTTTTCTTCTTTTTCCTTTTCCAGACGGTAGGGTCATCACCAGTTCCTACTACGTTGACGCCAGTCTTATTAGCTGGAGCCGCTTCTTTAAAGGACAATTTCGTTCCAATCATTTTCTCACCCTTTTTGTAACTCCCAGCGACTTTAACAATCTTCAGAGTTTTCGGGTCTTTTCCATAATGATAATCATATTTTGAAAAGGTAGACATTTTGACAGAAGACTTTGCCCCTTTCTCATCACTTGATACGGCCATTACTTCACCGCCTTTTGCTTTATCTATAACTGCCCAAAATTCTTTTGCTTCTGTTAATTGAAATTCTTCCCCGATTAAGTCAAATGCTGCTTCAAAGCCGGTGACCGTCACCTTCCCTTTCCATACCAAATCTTCATACGTTGATCCACCCTGTTCATACTTATTGATGTGGGCTCTAATTTTCTTCTTATCAGCTTTCCATCCCTTGATAATCATTTCGTTATTTTTATAATCGTAATCAAGTCTTATTCCACCTCGGATATCAATATCCCAATCACCCTTCAGCCTACTACTTCCTACTTTGGGTTCTCCGTCTATTTTAACTCTATGTTTCCGTGCTATGTTTTTAATTTCTTCTGGTTTATAAATCTTTTTTTGTGCTCTGAGTCGTAATTCCTTTTCTTTATCATCGGGTCTAGCCGCGTCAAGATCTGGTATTGGTGGTCTTCCTTCTGTGATATCAACTTTTTCTGTTTCTTCTGCTTGGCGTGGCAACTTTTTCGGACCCTTTTGCTTAAACAAACTTTTGAAAGATTTAGTATCTCTTAATTTTTTAATCTTTCCACCCTTCTTTATAAATTTATCCATTGCTTTCTGAAATTCGTCCTCAGCATCACCTGTCCGGGCTTCACCAACTTTCTCGCCAGGAGTCAAATCCATGCAATAGTCGAGATATTCTTTAGTTCCTTCTTCATAGGGTGGTCCTTCATAATCTTCTTCAATCTCAACTTCTTCTTTGATTTTAAAATATTTATTGAATTCCTGCCACATTATTTTTTCTTGATCTGGTTTTGTTTTATTTTGTTTTAAGATGAGTTCTAAACCACTCTTCATTTTAGGAATATCATTTTTATGGTTTTGTTTTAACATTTTGAAGATATTTTTAGCTTGTATTCTTGTATTTTTCCACTCATCCCTTTCATCAATCTCAACATCTTCGTTTGTGGGATGTTCCCATTTTTTCATACCTTTCAAAATTCGATATAGAGCAGATTCTTCTTTTGCCATTTGATTCCCTACACCATAATTCTTTTGAAGTTTTGACCATACTTTTGGCCATTCTTTACCAGCATTCTGCTCATATTCTCTAAATCTTTCATCAAAACGGATTCTTCCCCTTTGAGCTGCCAACCACAATCCTTTATCCATAGATACATACGGAATCAAAGGTGCTGATTTCCCTTCAGCAACTTCTTCTTTTAGTTTTGCAATCATTTTATCAGTATATTTAAATTTAGTTTTAAGAATTTTCTCTGCCTCTTCTGGTGATGGGCCACCTAGTAAAGATTTATTAGGATTCTTAACTGTATCAATCGCAATCTTTTTTTGATGAGTGTCAAAAGACTTTCCTTCAACAACTTCTTCACCCATTTTCACAGTAAGGGAATCATAATCTCCTTCATCCCAAATCTTATCTACAAATTTTTGAGCTTTTGCACCAGATTTGAATGTACCAAGTACTTTATCATCTTGATCCGTCACAGTATAATTACCCTTTTTCCATTTCCTTCTGATTTCATCAAGTTCAACTTCTTCAAAAAAATCTTTATAGCTTTCCTTATCAAAATTGAGTTTAGGAATGGTTTTTTTCATATAATTAAGTATAGTATCAGTTGATTTTACATCGCTCACAGCAGTAACTGCAATCTTATTTTTCACCCATGATGCTATTGTCTGACCGCCCATACCAAGTTTTTCTAAAGATTTTCCATCCGTAGAAAGAAGTTTACCTTCTAAACTATCTTTTCTGTAAAAAGCATCTATAACAGATTTGTCTTTTGATTTAAGTGCCTCGTTCATTTCATCTATGGCAGGCGCAATTGCTAACAAACCCTCTTTTGATTTCGGAACCTTAAAATGTTTTAGTGCTAATTGTTTTGCGGGCCATAACCCTTTGGCTTCACTCTTTTTTATTTCAAGTCGTTGACCTTTATATATTGCAATCCATCCGGCAAAAGGTTTAGATGTGCCCCATCCCTCTTCCACGGATTCAATTACAATAGTATCATTTTTAAATTTACTGGAAGCCATTGCTCCTAACCCAATCCAATTAATTGTTTTTCCATCGGGGTCCTCGAACTTACCGTTACCAATTGAAGTATAAACATCACCATTAGGGAATTTATATTTACGACCAGCAGGAACACTTTTCAACAAATTTCCTAAATGCCCACCCTTTACCTTTTGTGTTGCTTCACCTAGTTCAACTTCTTCAATATACATATTCAATTCGTATCTTTTGTTGTCTAGATTTGCAACTTGAATAAAAACAGTTTTTCTTCCCGCTTTTAATTCATAACGGTTTGTCTTACCACTTGATGGTTTCTTTGGCCCGACAGCAACCTTGTCATCAATCTCTTTAGGGTCAACAATATGACCTTTTTTCTTTGCATGATCGTATGCGTGTTGCATTGCACCTGAAAAAGTTTTGTGATAGAGTTCGTAACCAGTATGAGATTTTGCTTCTTCAACTTCTTCTTTCAATGCTTTCGGTATTTCGTTCTTTGGAGTTGTTTCCCATCCTTGCACTTTTTCATCGGCTGTAGCATTTTTTGCTTTCTTTTGTTTTCCACCAAACTCATCTACTTGCATACCTTTCCATCTTTTATTTTTTTGTGCGGAATCAGCTCTAAAATATGCTCTATCGCCATTCGAAAACTCTTGATGATAAACTACTCCTACTGCCCATTTTTCATCAAGTTCAGTTTCTTCTCCAATAATTGATGGAATTTTGTCAATATTAGGATCTCGTTTAAGAATTTCTTTTGCTGTTTTTATTTCTCTTTTTGAAACATAAAGGTTTCCTTTCCAAAATCTAGCATCAATTCCCTTTCGCTTTAACTGCCCCAACATGAACACTTCATACCCTTCTGCTTCATCAAGTTCAACTTCTTCTTTAATAGTATATTCTTCTTTAAACCTATAAAATGTTTTTTTATCCATGTCTCCCTCGTGATTTTCCTTGAGAATTAATGCGTCATTTTTCCAATCAGTTTCTAAGAAAGACAAAAACGATTCTTGCAACTGTTCATCCGTTCCTTGAAATTTGTGTTCCTTAATTAACCAAAGTGCAGCAGCATAAGAAGCTAATCTACTTTTTCCAAACGGGACCTTTTCCATCAATCTCTTGAGTTTCCAAACCAATCGATGCATCATCGTATAGGCTTCTTTTTCTTCAACGGTCTTTAATGTTCTTTTCTTCTTGAGTATTTTTCCATTATCATCTACAATACCTAATTTAAATGCCTCGGACTTTTCCCAGGGTGTAGTAAGTATTCGCAAAAACTTATATATGAAATATAAGTTCAAACCTCCGCCAATAAGTCCCTCTTTTAACTGTGTCATTTAAACCTTTATTGTTCTTAATCTGGTAACTATTCCATCATCCAATTTAATGTCTGTTGCTAGTATAGTCTTCCCTCTAATCGATTCTATTTTGTCTGGCATTCTATCCAAAAAAATTAGAAAAGTTTTTAACATCGGCCAAAATTGTTCTTCAATTTTGTAAAATAATATTCGCGTTCCCGCCAGTGCTGGAAAAACATTATAAAATACAATAAGATGGTTAAGAATTAATCTTTCTTTTAGTTGGCCATCGTTTTTATAGATATTAAAAAGTCTCTTAATATATTTGATCTTTTTCAAATCATCATGAAATTCTTCAATATCTGTACATTGCATATTATTATATTCCCTCATAGCAAACATAAGGAAATTATCTTCAGTCAGATCATCAAATTTCATTTTTCTTCATCAGGCCCAGGTCCATGATTTTCATCTGGGGGTAAGTTAATTTCATCTTCTAAATCAACTTTCGGGTCAATCCTGTCCAAGAAACTTCCTATTGTCTGCAAGGCTCCTGCTACCATTGCTAATTGTCGAATGGTTGCTTCACGATCTACATTAAGTGCTTGCAACCGTTCATTTAACATGGCACGGTCTTTTTCTAGTTTCTCACGTTCTGCATGAAATTCATCTGCTGTAACTACATCACTCATAATATACTCCAATCAAAAGAAAGAGTAGGCCAAAGACCTACTCTTAAATTTACATAAAATTATGCGATAGTTGGACCGGCACCAGGTGTTCCTGGTCCCCCATGTCCAATTAATTGCCATCCAGATGCACCAATCCACATCAGAATTGCTGAATCACCAGCATCAGCGAATGCAAGAGTTGTTCCATCATTCATAGTTGCTGGTGTAAGTGTTGCTGTTCCACCATCAGTAATGAATACGATGATTTTAATTTGACCCTGAATACCATCAGCCAATGTTAGTGCAATTGCGGCACTAGAAGCTACTGTGGTCAGAGTGGTTGTAATACTCACAGCACCTGCAGCAGTCAATGCTTGGGGTGTATCTGAGAAACCAATCCATCCAGGAATCTTGTTAAACACATTTGCGTTTGTGATTTTCTTGTTAGTGGGACTTCCACTTGGATCATCGACAACGTGAAAAAGGTCATCTACGCTCAATGCAGTAGATGCATTAAGAGCGGTAATTTTCTTATCGGCCATATTTTTCTCCTACGGCTATGTGGCGGGACTCGCCACCGTTAAGGAATGTACGCTAAAACTCCGTATTCTACGAAAGGGAATGTTCTAGACGTATCTCCTGTAAAAATCTATTAGGATACTTCTCCTAATAGTGTACCAAAATTGTGTTGCCTCATTAATTCTCTAAGGTCTTCATCAGTGAGGTCTTTATTCTGAATTTCATCCCAAATCTCTGCAGCATCTCTTCGTTGTAAGCGAAGTTCTTCAAGACGTTTTATAATTGTAGACTCTTTTTGGGCCTCCGGCTTTGGGGCAGGAGGCGTCAAAACTTCTACTTCTACTACTTCTTCAACTAGAGGTTGGTCTTCAAGCAACTCTTGCACTTCCCAAAGTAGCTGTTTTTTACTATGTCGCCTGTCCAACTCTACACCTAACTCTTTACGAGCATATGCTTCAAGTTGTTTTTTGGACATTTTTCCCAAATCAGCCATCATATTTTCCATTCAATTAATAATTAAAATGTTACTGCATGTGTAACTGCTGTCAAACCTGAAAGTACTAATGATGCAGCTTGTGAAGTTCCACCTCGTACTGTATCAGAAATTGTTCCACTATTAAGTGCAAGATTTGTTCCACCTATAGTCAGAACATCAGTATTACCCAAACCTCTGCTTGTAGCTATAAACCGTTTCCTATTTGCAGTTGAACCAGTTGCATAATAGGTAAGTGTATGATCACCATATCCACCACCTGACTGATTTCCATTATCAATCACAATTTGAGGTGATCCTGCGACAGTAACACCCTCATCCCATGTGATTTCAACGAGTATCCGTTGTGTTCCATCACCAGCAGACAAATCTGTAGTTGCAGTTGTTCCCACAATAAATCTCATATTTGTAACAGTTGGTGCTCTCAGACCAGTAGTGTCCGTTGCACCAGCGAGTCCACCAATTGCAACTAAAACTTCTAGATCTGCACTTGCATTGTCATTTCCTGTAGCTGCCCCATTTTGCATTACCCATCCAGCTTGTGTTGCATAGCTATCTGCTCTGGAATAATCTGAATTCTCATCTGTGGTCAAAAACTTGGGTTTGTTAGTTGCCGATGCATGAGCTGTTCCCCATAAAGGCATGTTATTCTCCTATTAAAAAGTTGTTATTATAGTATATTTAGTTTAAACCATGTTTCGTTAAATCCGTAAGGTCATAATAATGCATGATTTCT